ATAGCGTAATCGTATGAAAGAGTTAATTCGATATCAGCTGGGTCATTAGATGTAAAATCTAAATCATTGAAGTTAGCTGCCTGAATAAATGCTCCTTTTAACTTCCATTGTTCGATTTTATCACCAACAGGTCCTAACATATAGAAATCAATATCTTTTTTGTAGAAATCTGCGTATCCTTTTCTACCAGTAATTGATTCATATCCTAATCTTACCCATTCCATTACCTGTTGTGCACCTGAAGGTACAATTGGGTCATATAATGTGATTGCGATATCTTGCCACTCACCCTTACCTTGTAATTTTCTGTAAGTGTTGATGTGGTCTAACTTCACAGTTTCGAAATTGATAGATGGTCTAGCTGCGGTTTTAATCAAGTAAGATTGAATACCATCAATCTCCATGATATACCTGTTCTTCATCTTCGGTTCGAAGTTTGTGAACATCATTTCGTTAAATTCTAATACTTCTGCCATTTTATATTTCCTCTTTTATACTAATAAATATTAGTTATCTATTTTTTTGTTATGCCGAGAACGATGCTCCAGTTGGTAAGATGTTGAAGTCAATTACAATGAATTCAGCTGTCTTAGCCGGTTGTAGGAAAATCTGTCCAGCAAGTATGTTTCTATCAACCACATCAGGTGTGTTGTTAGTCTCATCCATAACCACTTTAAATGCGTACAATCCTTGTCTTTGTTGGATACCTTCTAAGTAAGGTTGTACAGTGTTGATGAATCTACCTCTTGTCTGAGCGGTGTTTTGTTCGAACACTAAGAATCTAGAAGTAGATGCCACAAATTTCTTAACATTGATTAACAATCTTCTCACATTGATTCTATCTAAAGCAGATGCCTTATCTTGCAATGTTTTCTGTCCGAATGCCACAATACCTTGTCCAGGGAATGAAGCGATTGGGTTTACTTTATTTTCATATAAAGTATCTCTTTCAGAGTGAGTCAATCTATTCAATACTGAAACTGCTCCGATGATTCCACCTCTATTTAAACCAGCAGGTGCGAACCATTCAGCTGCAATAGCGTCATTAGCTGCATATACAGCAGGTAATAATACCGAAGGTGGTACACTTACCAATTTGTTAGTGTTAGAATCTACAGTCTTAACCCAAGGATAGTAAGAACCTACATAGTTCGAATCGATTGAGTTAGCTTGAGTAGTTACTTGTGCGATTGTATCATCTTTATCAGTTAAATCAGCGATGTAGAAACAATCTTGTCTAGCTTCTACCATATCAATCACATCAGTAGTTACCGCTGGGTGTAATCTTCTTACAATACCCGGCGTTACTACCATATTAATATCAAATTCATCAGCGTTTGAAATTGCGTTTACAGCTTTAGCGTATGCTACTGAACCACTTGATGTTGCAGTCCCTAAGTTAAATCCTTGTGATAAACTTCCACTAATTCCCGTACTATTTACAGTAGGGCTCATTCCATCAAATCCACCTTGGAATGCCAATGTGAATTGTCTTTTAATCATATCAGCGGTTGCCGAACCTGTCATTTCTAATGATAATCCAACTCCACTTATGTTACCATCAAATCCAAATGCTACATTTGAACCAGCTCCAGCTCCATCAGGAATAGGATTTAGGTAATTAGCGTTATCATCTTTTATACCAACTGATTCGAAATCAAATCCTGCGTAATATTGTGGATTTCCAGTTGTGTTAGCAATTGAACCAGTTTGGAATATAGCTTCAGGAATCTGAGTTTCAATAGTTGCTTTAATTGGGTTAGTATATGCTCCATGTCCAAATGGTGCAGCTGATACAGGGTAAGAACCTTGTGCTCCAACCTCCACTCTAATATACTTAGAGTTATTTAACCAATCACCATTTTCAGTAATCTTACCTTCTGAATCAACAGTATAATATCTATCACCAATTACTCTTGCAATATAGTTTGCTGAGTCTGGGTCTAAGTTTACATTATTAAATGTTTCTAATACTACCTTTCTCTTATCAGTGTCAGAGAATGAACGGATAGTTACACTAAATACTGAGTAATCAGTTCCTCCATCTTCACCTGCTGCCTTAACACCAGATATAGAAATCTTAAATCTTTTATTTTCACCATTACCATGTCCTAAAGTATGGAACTTAAATAGGTCGTATCTTTCACCGGAGATTAGTTGTGATTTTACGAATGGTGTTGATGCAGTTTTAGCATCATAAGCAAAGTTTTGAGTTGGTAATGTAACCTCCTGTACTAGACCTTCTGATGATTCTAAACCACTATATGCATTCTTAAAGTAAGAATAAACATATGCATCTTTCGAACCTCTTGCATTAGAACCAAATACATCACTTACATCATAATTATCTTTTTGATTTAAAGAAGATGTAAATCCAGTAATACCACTACCACTAATAACAAAAGAACCAGATGTTCCTGCTACATCTGTTATTGTAGTAGAAGGAAATCCAACTTCTTCATCACCATTATGTGTTGAGTGAAGTGTTGCAATTATTTTTATTCCAGCTGAACCAGATGTTGCAATA